AGTCTACGTTGTGAGAGTTACCATTGTCGTCGACAATAGTGATGATTAGAGGTTCATCTTCAAGCATGAGGGATTCGAGGAGTTGTTTAAGCTCTGCAGCATCGCGCTCCAGAGCTTCTTCTTCTTTTTTCTTTCTGTAGTAGTCTAAATCATATACGTTTGACATCACAATTCGAGATGTACAGCTTCCTGATACAAGTCTCTGAGGAGCATGTTTAGTTTAGCTGAGTCACCCTTGAACTCCATATTTGATACATACTTTGACAGGATAGTCATAGTATCTTCTGCTTCAGAGAAGATCTCCTCGTCAGGTTGTTTGTCGAGGTGTTTGTTGTCATCTACAATAGATACGTTGATAGGATCAGATTTGTATAGGTTATCAAGGAACAGGTCAAATGCATATGGATTCGTTTTGTTCTGTACAATCACTTTGACATATGTGTCTCTGTACATCTCAAAGTCCATCTTCTTATATTCTTCTACAGCTTTACCTTCATCATTGTATACAACCTTGTGGAACATTCTATACGGATTCTGGATAAACTCAAGCTCGCGAGTATCGGTATCAAAGATATGGAATCCTCGAGGATCATTGTAATCTGACCAAGTCATCTCATAAGGTGAACCAAGATACGTAATGTTTCCTCTAGTAGACTTGTGATGGAAGTGACCAGAGTATACGGTATCGAACTGTGAGAAGATATCTGTTTTCAGACCATGATCGTTCTTCACTCCTCTCATCATCTCAAACCCTTCAATCTCAAAGTGCCCGAAACATACTTGAGCTGGACTATCATTCATTGCCTGGATTGAGTCTTTGTAGTTCGCATTGTTGATCCATGGCATGAGAAGGATGTCACATCCATCGAAGTTTACTGTCTTTGGTTCGTAGTAGTAAGACATCTTCTCTGATGCATCAATTGTAGAGAACAATTCTTTCATCGCATTGATCTCATTTGTGTTACGGTAAGGAACATCATGGTTCCCCACAATCACATGAAAGTCAATACCACGTTTCTCTAACTCAAAGATCCATTCATCTTTGAATCGGTTCAAGGTCACATAGTTTATAAATTTACGGCGGTCAACAATATCACCAAGATGGACAACGGTATCAATTCCATGTTTGTCCAGGTAAGGAAAAAATACTTCACGGTAGAACTTAGTGAAGTAATCCAAGAATGTAATCGAGTCATTTCTTACACCCCAATGTGTATCTGTAATAAGTGCTAGCTTCATATGCCCATCTGTTTCCGAATCTTAGTGGCAGAGATCTCTTTAATGTGATCGGGTAGATCGATCTCTTCAATCTTATACCCAACATCTCTACCATACACTATATTCGTAATATTTGGCACCTTAATTATTCTAAAACGTCCACCAAAAACTGGACGTAATCTTTTTGATACTCTTTCCTCTACATCGTAGAAGTCGAATGGGTTCTTCTCATCTGTTCCTTGTACATCACGAACCATGATCTGAACTTGGCCAGTCTTCTCAATTGCTTGCTCAAACAAAGCCTGGTGGCCATCGTGCCATGGCTGCCATCTACCTAACATCTGAGCTGTAGGTGCTTTGTTGTTCCACACATATGGTTGAATTGCATTCTCTACAGCATACTTCCAATAATCTCGGTTCTGAGTAGTTACATGGACAGTATAACATTCTGGTGCTTCAAAGATGCTATTTGTATCTTCATATTCACCTTTGGCTATTGTATCAACAAAGATAAGTACATCTGGCTCAAAGATTTGTCTCAGTTGTACAGTAGGACAAATAAAGTCACAGATTGCATGTTGTCCATCAGCAATAGCTAAGTCAGCCAACATACGCATACGTTCTGCTTGACGCTCACGTCCTTTTAAAGAAAAGTCCCAATCATCAAACTGCTCACGAACTTGATCTGCATTAAAGTAGGCAACCTTGTCACCCATCAAGTCCTTTACTCCTTCACATAATGTAGTCTTACCAGCTCCTGGAAGACCCATTACTAATACTCTACTCGGCATCAACCTCTTCCTTCTTCTTACGCTTACGTCTCTTGTGCTCTTCAAAGTTTGTAATGAACTCATTCATATGTTCTTGAGTCCATTCGTTATATTTAATCTCGTCATTGTAGTGATTAGTATCACCGTCCATTCTATCTGATGTCTCACCAAAGATGTTAGCGTTTTCAGAAAGCTTGTATTTGATGTATAAGTTTTTCTTCTCTTTTTGAATTCGTCTAATGAATGCGTAGTAAATGATCTGTGTAAAGTACGCAAATGGATTAGTCGACTTATCTGGATTGAAGTTATCGATGTACTGGAAGCAGTTCTCAATACCATCGTTAATCATCTCATCTCGGAATGTGTAATTGATAAAGTTTGGTTTGTATGAGAGGTGAGTAGCAATCTTCATAATGCATTCGCCAATATAGTTTGGCACATATGGCCGAGGAACTCCCTCAGCATCTGCTTTGTGCACAGAGTCTCTATAACTTACCATAGCAGCATAGAACTCTTTATTGTTAACATACGGTGTTCGTTTCTTAGGTTTTGGTTCGGCCATTAGTGTACTATCCCCAGACTATTTGCAGCAATCCCAGCGATTGCTAACTTTTCTTCGATCTCTTCATCAACATCTTCTTCTTCATAGTTCTCCATGAATTCAATCACATCATCATGAACATCTGATACTAACGTGATATGCTCTTTGTTAATATTGATGTATTCATCTTTGATAAAATGTAAGAACTTAGATAGGGTTGTCATCATGTAAGAATCGGGTGAACTGACTTGATGCATCTTGAATACATTTCGCATCCTAACTTGATAGCTATCATGGCGCAGAGAAGCTTCTACAACTTCTCCCAGAATTATTTCGCCGTTAGAAAAGCGTATTAGTTTGTGTACGTGGTTCATCTATCTTTACCTTGTATATTTTGTAGTCAAACTTTTCTTCATTGTATAGTTTGACCCTTTCAGCGAAATGCTTCAGAGTGTAGTTTGTTTTAGTCTTGTATGTGAGATCATCAGCAATGTCAATCAAGGTAGCGGAAGTCTTATTATCACCTTTACGCAATCCACGTCCAATTGACTGCAAGTTTCGTACTCTGCTTTTACTTGGTGAAGCGAACACGATGTTGTGAAGATTCCGAATGTTAACCCCAGTACTAAATGTCCCAAACGATGCAACAATAATTGCATCTTGTTCTTTTTCTGTGATCGCACGCACTTCCTCGCGCGTGTCTCCATCTACTCCTCCGTGAACAAAAAACACTTTCCTATCCCCAGCCTTCTCTTTGATAAGGTCATAGAGGATCTGTCCATGTTTCTCGACGTATTGATATAGTATCAATGAATTGCCCTTCAAAGACAACGATAGATTGCGGATGAATTTATTTCGTTGCTCATTACGTACAAGAAAGTCTACTTCGTCCTGGTACTTGTAGTCCTTGGTTGTTTTAGATATTGCCTCATCGTACTTGAGAACAATGATTTTGATCTTGAAGTCTGCAAGGTGTTTTTGGTCAATGAGTTGTTTAGTTTTGATAACGTGTTTGACTGGACCGAACAGTCCTTCGAGAACAAGTTTATTTGTCTGTGCTCCATCCAACGTACCAGTTAAACCGAACCGAAAGTTACATGATGTGAGTTTAGTCATGATAGATGTTAATGACTTGGCTTTGAACTGATGAGCCTCATCTCCAATGACAAGATCAAACTGATCAAACCATTCTTTCTTCATCTTGTAAATTGATTGCCATGTGGATATTGTAATCAGCTCATCGGTGTCTTTACTCTCACCGGCTGTAACTAGATGACAATCATCTTGATATCCATAGTCTCTAAAGTCACCAGCCATCTGTGTAACGAGAGAGATTGTTGGTACAATGATTAGGGATCGTACTTTGTAGTAGCGAGCCAGAAGGTAGATAATAAGAGACTTACCACTAGCAGTAGGGGAAAGTAAGACCCCACGTCTATTCCGAACAGCATACGTAAACGCCTCCATCTGATAATCACGAGGTTTAAATGGTAAGTTGAGAGTTTGAACAAATTCTTCTGCTTCAACAGCTGAGAAGTTAGTAGCAGGATGTATTCCTCCACCAACAATAAAGTCATAGTCTCTTGCTTCACAAAACTTAGCAAGATGTCCGACGAGGCCATAATAAAGCAGCTGATTATTTACATTGAATAGACGAATTTTTCCATCCCAAAACTTATTTTTATAAGAGGGATGAAACTTAGCATTAGGAACTTCAAACGTAAAGTGATCGCTGATCTCTGCAGCTACAGATCTCTCACAATCAAGCTTGATATACACTGAGTCCTTTTTGTATGCTACAACCACGTCACGTTCCAAAATTAGTTAACCTTCTCCATTCTATAGCATTCTTGACTAAAAATCCACGGGCATTGATACTTTTCATTATCTCTTCAAGAACACCAACAGTTTCTTCTGTAAGAGCAATCCTTGACTGTAGCTTGACCATTTCTTGATCTGCATCTACATACATAGACAGATCCTGCTTGAGTACAGTCTTGGGCCAGGGATCACGTTTGATCCGTTCGAGCTCTTCTTTGTTGTTAAGGTCACCTCTGTAATAGTCATACAAAGTTTGATGTAGTTGTTTTGATTTTATCTTAAGACCACGGAGCTTAACTTTCTGCTCCCCATATATTTTGAGATACTTAGCGTGTAAATTTGGAATACGTAAAGACTCATAATCTAGTTCAGTATCATCAAGCTTCGTATCTTTTGCCCACTCAGCAATAATTGCTTCAATATCCATAGAATCCTCACACAGTTTCAGATAGTATACCTGAAGTGTTAGATTAAGTCAATAGTATAAAGTGAATATCTGAAAGTTGCAGATGCTTCAAGATAGTTGACATCTTGAGATGTAGTGTTGAATTGTAGAGTAGAAAGGTCAATAGGAAAACAGTCTCTGAAGTTGATCCTTACATTTGGATTCTGAGCACTTGTCATAATAATTAAAGATGCATCTGAATACACCGCATCCTTTCCTGTACCACCTGAGAGATTAGTTCCTCTCGCTTGATTAGCAAAGACAGCTCTCTGATCAGTCGACTCTGGATATCCAAGACCAATTAACCAGTCATAGATTTCTTTGTAGTTTCTCATATCCTCATCAACCCTGAATGTAATGTCAAAAGGATTGAATCTTAGTTTGTCACCAGGATATGGAAGATTGACAAGAGGAGTTGCTTCGTCAAAGTCACCAAGTGTGATAGATGGTAGACTTGTTAACTGAACAAAGTAGTTCGTAGTAGGAGTCCTATCAAGAATGAATCGGAAACCAAGGGGGGAGAGATAGTTGAGATTCTCTGGTTGTTTATCTAGTGCGCTCATAAGCTTATTTATCTTCCGCCATATAAAAAAAGAGGAGGCCGAAGCCTCCTCTAATCGCTGCCTGAGGCAGTCTTATTATGATGTTCGATTACATCAAGTTAGAAACGCCTACCAATCTGTAGTAGATGTTCTTGTTAGCGAAAGAGATTGTTCCGTCTGCTGCAGTTGTAGCAAATGGGTTAGCAACCATTCCGTAACGAGTCTTGAAGCCGATCTTAGGCTGGAAAGTATTTTCTCCAACCGCACGAACCATCTGCAATGGTACATATGGGCAGTAGAACAAGCCAGCATCAAAGGCACTTGAACCTTTGTAACCAACTGTGAAGTACTGCTTGCCTGAAGCAGATGAGAAGTAAGGATCGATGTAAACTCTTACACGACCGTTGAGGATACCAGCAAATGTGTTACCAGTGTCGT